CTTTCTATAGATAGCTGCTTCAGAGGTTTTACCCATCACTCTTGCTCTTTGCTCCATAGCAATTGCTGCTTGAATTTTATGAGCATGTGATCGACCTGATTTCCTAATTTTTGCCACACTCGCTTTCGCTGTTGCGACATCCTTAAAACCAAGTCCATGAATAGTTCCTTTAGGATCTTCATCAGTGTATAAATCAGAATGTTTTTTTGACTTTGCAGGTTGCCCTTTTTTACGAGCAATGCGAGGATTTGACTCCTCAGTCATTTTCTTCTTTTTACCTGCACAATGTGCTTTCTGACTAAAACCTTTTGGGTTATTGCAATCGATAGACTTTTTATACTTTGCAGACCAACCTTCCCTAACTAGAAAACCATCCTCACGGACAGTAAAACCTCTAGGAATAGGTTTACACTTCTTATCAGTGTTACAATAGTATTGTCCCTTTTTACAGGAAGTCTTCGCCATTATACAGACTATTCAGAGCTATTATTATTTAGCAATCCGTCTTTTAACATCTTTGAAAGTTCACTTGTAGAACCAACAAAGAGTGCGTTATTTGTAACAGTGTTTTGAGTTTTTGGATTATCTGCCTCTATATCTTTTACTTTTTTATGTAAATCTGCTAACTTATCTGTAGTATCTGCAACACTTTTTATTAATTGACCTGCAACTTCATATGCTCTTGGACTTGCAGTTTCCCCTGCAACTTCCATAATACCATTGATAGCTTCCTGTCCCTTCTCTATAAGTGAATATAAATTACCTCTCGTATAATCATAATCTTTTTTAACTTCATCTACTTTGGTTACTTCATCTGCTTTCACAATAGCATCAACTTCAACACTACCATCAGTGTTGAAAGTATCATTCAATGAATCGTAACCTTTTGCCATTAGATGTCTACTCCTCTGTTAGGTGCAAAGTCTTTTCCATCTCCAAAGAATGTGCTTGTTTCTGTAAATCCAAAATCATCACCTGGTTCAATTAATAAATCATCTGCAGTATCTATAACATCATCGTCGTTATAATCTTTTTTCGCTTTAGGTACAACAGTATATCTTTGAACACGTTTTGCTGTTCTTGTATTAGTATCTGAATAGTAATCCAACTGAACTTTTTTGATAAGTCCCTCTGGAGTTTGTGCAATATGATTGAAGAAAAATGTTTTTGCAGTAAATGATAACGTGTATATCAATGCTCTTCGTGTAGCAAAATCTCCCTCATAATCATCTTGCTGAGATATATTTTGAAGAACCATTGGTATATCTCTTTTTTCCCCAATAGACTTTACTAAGTCGATTGATATATTAAAACCTGGTTGAAAGAATGGTAGTATTTGCTCAAGTATTTGTAATCCATCATCCTGTTGTTTGACTAAAATATTCAAATCAAATCCAAGATTATATGGAACAGGCATGAATACCTTTTTCATTTGATCATTATTTACATCTTTCGCTTTAAACGTTTGTGTAATACCTGCCTTTCTTGTAGAGTCATATGAGATATTTGTAATTTCAAATGACATTCGAGGTAATGTAATTTGAGTTGCTTTATTTAATTCTGCTTGCTGTGTAATCCTTGCCAAGAACTTTTGTCTTGGTCCGTATGCGATAGGAACTTTTAAATCAGATATAATATTACCTGCACCATCATCATGACGCACATGGATATCGTTAAACAATGTGCCAAATGCAATAACTGTTTTTCTTACAATTTGATGATAAAAATAATTACCTAACATTAGAAACTACCAAATGGATTTGATTCTGTAAAGTCAATGAGCAAATCCGCTTCTGACTCAAATATATCTCCTTCATTGTATTTATCGTTGCTATTTTCATCATCAAATACAGAAACACTGAATAATGCACCAGATTCAAGTCCTTTTATGTCTTCACCAGCAAAGAATCCTGTTGTAGTTGTTCCGATTCCAACATTACCAACTTTAAGAATTCCAGTATCTTTGTCCCAATTTTTGACTCTTGCCTGTGTTCCTGAACGCATACCCTGAACAACTTCATTAAAGTGGTAGGTTCCAATACCACTAAGTGTTTCAGGATCATTTATTGTGATTGTAGGTGCACTTGTGTATGCTGCACCAGGATTTGTTACAAATATACTCTTAACTTCATTGAACCCAGTTAAGTTATCAATACCAATTGAAGCAAGACCAACTGCACGGTCACTTGCAACACCTGCGTTTGGAATAGGAATATTTACTACTGGAACAGTACCAAAACCAACTCCACCATCTAATACGCTAAATCTTACAATACCGTTAGATGAAGTGTTAATAGAACAAGTTGCTGCTGCACCACTTCCTCCTCCACCTGTAATAGTAATGGTAGGTGCTATTGTATATCCAAATCCAGCGTTTGTAAGTAATATCTTCTCAACTGACTTCATACCTGCTCTCTCAGTTGTAAATGCCACTGCTGTTGCATCTGATAAGTTTAAAGAACTTGGAGAAGTAGAAATAGAGACTGTCGGAGTGCTGGTATAATTAAATCCATCATTATTCAAGAATATTTCACGAATATATCCAGTTCCAACAAACGCAGTTGCAGTTGCTGTTCTACCAACTCCAACTAGTTGAAGTTCAGCAATATAACCTTCATCCTCAACCTGAGTATCAATCGCTTCAATAGATGTATCAATAACCTCATCCTCGTATTCAAAGAGTTCACACTTAAGTTTGTAAACATAATTACTTCCTAATTGGTAAAAAGGTTCTTCGTGCTCTACAAATTTAATTTCAAATAATCTTTGCCCTAATGGAAAAAATACTAAGTCACCTTCACGAGGTCTTGATGATAATTCAATATCATCATCTGCATCCATAAATGGTGCGATGAATTCTTCAAATCTTTCTTTTGAAATGGTAAGAGTTACCTCATCTCTTAAACTCATACCAAATTTTGTTAGAACATCACCAGCTCCTGCATATCCATCATAATTGTCTACATATGCTTCAATTAAAAAGTTATCATCAAATTTAGATGCAGTAACTTCTTCGATTATTGTTGATTGATTAACAAATTTTCTTGGAATGAAAGTGACTTCGACACCATAAATTTTAAGGTGTTCATTTATTAGACTTTGTACTAATCTTTGTTCACCTCTCGAACCTTGTAAAAAATGTGGATTCAATGCCATTATTCATCACCCAATGAAGTCTAGAGGAGGAGTCTCGTAATCCATCATCATTCTTGACCTGAGTTCCTCTAATTCTCTAACTCCATCGTCATATATTTCTCTTCCATTCAATTCAATTCCACCAGGTAATTTTGTTCCTCTAAACTTAATTAAGTTCATACCCCATTGTTTTTTCATCAATGCAACAAAATATCTTTTCACAAATGGGTCATTGTAAACTTGCTTATATTCTTCAGGATCAAGTGCACGAAAACAATCTATTATAATGAATGTATCTAATGATTGTGAACCCCAATCTATATCGAGATATAATCTATCTTGTCTTTGATTAAATCTTATTTGTTTTTCAGGTGTAAGTAAAAAATCAATATCCTCTAGATATGTTTTTACCATTGCAAATTGCAATAATTCAACTGAATTGAAATAGTATAAGTCATTTAAAAATAATTGATACTTAATACTAAACATTCCACCTGAAATGGAACTCGTATCGAATTTAAAAATTTTATTTACACCAATTACGTGGTCAGGAACTGCTATAAAGTTAGAAGTTTCATAAAAATTACTTGTTACAGTCCCTGCTGTGTTAGTTGATATACCAGTTGTAGTAACTATACCAACTCCATCAGTTCCTTTTGCTCTACCTCTATCTAAATCTTCTTGAGTTATTTTGTATTTGAGAAACATTCTCTCAATACCATTATAATGACGTTCTTGATATAACTGAAGAGTATCATCAAGTGCGTCATGTATCTGGTCAGTATCAAGATTTATTTCCAATACAGGATATCCCAGTTTACGCAAACCGAAGTTTATAAGTTGTCCTCTACTTTGTGGTACTGCCATTATTCTCCGTGAGATTTGCGAGTTGCTCTAAAAGTTCATTTTTTTCTTTTTGAAAATCATTTTTTAGAGTTTGGAGTTTCGCCTCCAAAAGAACGTTTTGATTTAATGCTGTTGCTAGTTTTGTATGATATAAGTTCACTAATACATTAACATCTACTTCACTGTTTTGTTGCATTTAGAAAGTTCCTCCATCTAGGGTCGAAGTCCAATGTGGCTTGTTAGTATATGTATTCGTTACAGCATCAGGTGATGTGCTCAAGTTTTGAATCGCACCACTCTGACCTTCTCTTCTTAAATTGTTTGAAGTATTAAATGTTCCTTCAACACCAACTAAGGGCACTGATGTACCGCCACTCACAGCACTCTCGACGACACCAAAAGCACTTGTGGTGTCTTGCTTTACAATATCTCCTTGTGCCAATGTAACAGCACCTGGCAGTGTTAGAACGACTTTTGTGATTGCAGTCAATATTTGCTTTGATGTAATAACAGGAGATGCTGGTGCATTTGTAGATCTTTGTAGACCTTCACTATCAAACCAAACTACACCGCCTGAACTAAAATTACCAGATTGATAATAGATACCTTTAATATCTAAGAAACCTTTTGTTCCAGTTACAACACTTGCTGAAATAGTTGCATCAGGAACATATGTCCATCTACGACTATTATCTCCGTGTGTGCCATGATTTCCAACACCAGCGGTACTAGAAGCAATTGAACTATCGTCTAATCCAAAGAAACCATTTGTTGAGTTTGCAGTTCCAATACCAGTATTGTAAGTAAATCCAAGTCCTCTATCAGTATTAGTATCAGTTGCGTGTACAACTGTTATTTCAGTCTGTGTACTAATTCCTGCAACTGTTGTTCCTTGGAATGTAAGAGTTTTAGTTCCAGTATTAATTGCTGTAACTGTTGTAATACCACTAGCAGAGAAACTTGAATGTAAAAGAGTATCATTAACTGCAATACCTGTTACTTGATCAACTACAACTGCGGATGCACCAGCGTTGATAGCAGTCATTACAGTTCTTGTACTGGTGGTATCACCAACCATCATTATTGGGTCATTTACAGTTGTCTGTGTTGAGTTAACTGTAGTTGTTGTACCATCAACTTGTAAGTTACCCTTGATGATAACATCACCTTCATTACTTAATCCATCTGGATAAGGGTCAATGAATATTTTATTACCTTGTCCAGATAATGATGCAATAATATTATTTTCAATTCTTATATTTCCAAGTGTACTATTTCCACCTGAAACTGCTAAATTACCACCAATATTGACATTTTTTTCAATTCCAACACCACCTTCAACGATTATAGCACCTGTGTCTTTATTTGTTGATTGAGTTGCAATATTAAATCTTACGTCAGCACCTGTGAATGTTAATTGATCTGTGCCATTTTCATCATACTCTATCTTAGAGTCTGCTGCTGCTGTACCATCAGCACCTCCACCAAATCCTAAGAAGGTATCGTCAGGCACCATTACCTCACCAGATCCATTTGGATTAAAGATTATATCTCCATCGGTATCGGTTGATGATAAAGTATTTGCATCTAAAGTTAAATTATCTACATTCCAAACATCTATTTTTCTGCTACTATCAAGTATTGCTACTATACCACCATCACTATTTCTAGAGTTTGTTACACCATTTAAAGCACCTGGTGTATGCTCCATCATAGATGTGTAATAATGTCCAGCAACAGGATTAACGTTTGTACCGTCATCTCCTAAAAATATTCTATCTTTATATTGATTGACACCACCATACTGACCTATACCAGTCACGTATGCCATTTCACCCCAATTCAAACTTGCTG